TTAATTAATTTTTTTAATTTATCAAAATTAATGTAGGGTCCACCTGATACTAATATACATTTGTAATCATGTAGAGGAAACTTACCTAACCACTTATCAATCTTTTTAAAATTAGTTCTTATGTTACCTCTGATATAATCTTTAGGTACACAATCTCTAGGATTAACTTTAATAGGTACACTAAATAAATGTTTAGGAGGAGCAGGTAATTTATCATCATGTAATATAAATAATAAATGAGTATGTCCACCCTCTCTTACTTTATCTTCACTAGGTAATATATTATTTTTTATTTTCTTACCTAACATTTCTTTTACTTTATTTGTACCTTTATATTTATCTTCTACTTCATTACCATCTGTATCTTTAGAAAAATAATTATCCATAACAACTACAGGTACATGTTTTAAACAATCATAATCACTTTGTTTTGTTTGTATACTATCACCACCACCTATAAAAGCATAGTCTATAAAAGGTAAATAATCAAACAAGTTATCAACTTTTAATTCTTCTCTTGTATTACCTTTTGTTAAAACATAATTAAATGTTTTATTTTTTTCTTTCATCTTAACTTTAAATTCTTCTAGTCTTTTTTCTACAGCTTCTAAAGTATTATGAGACTTAACATTAAATTCTTCTTTATCTGTTTCTATAGTAGCATCTTCAAACAAATCAAAACCATAATAGTTTACTAAGTTAGTATTTTCAAATGCAGCTAATGCCATCTCAATAGCACGACCACCATTCCAAGTACCTGTTTCTAAAATAGTACTAGGTTTAAAATGTCTAATTAACTCAGCATTTTTTTGATACCTTGATGGTAATATATCTTGTGATACAGTATCTTTTGATAATTCAAATACACGATTACCTTTAGTATCTCTAAGAGGTATAATACTAGAACTAGAAACACTATTCATATGTATAATATAATTTGAAATTTGTTCTTCAATATCATGTATCTTTAAACCATGAGACTTATATAACTTTAATAGTCTTTGCATAATAAAACCATCATGCCATTCTCTATAAGAAATTACTTCATCATTCATATATATTCTACGTAAATCCCACAACAAATCTAATGGTGGTTTTTTACTTAAATTAAAAGCCATAAAAGATATACCATTACCATGAACAACATCAGCATTATCAGGTAACATATTTAATAAATCTTTCTTTGTTAATCTTTTATTAGCATAAGAATCAACATCAATCCATACTAACCAACCTGCTTCTTTATTATTTTCAGCTAATGTAAATGCATAGTCTGTTAAAGCAAACATTTTATGACACCATTTAATAGCATCAAGCTTTACATTGTAAGGTATCTGTCCATCTTCAGTACCATTATGTTTAGCATTATCTTTTAAAAACTTTATATATTTTCTATTATCTTTAAGATTAGAATACTCTATTGTTTTGTCTAATGAGTATTTAGAAATAGGAAAGTCATGGTAGTAAGCTTTTACTTTTAAACTAGGTTCCCAATTCTCTTGTATAGATTTAAAAAATACATTACCAAATCTGTTATATAAGTTCTCATTAAAAGAAGTTACGAAATTTATATTCATATCATGTAGTCCTCGTTAACATTTAATATACCTTGAGCTTGTAACCATTGAGCATCATTAGACCATTCAATAGCATACTTTGCATCTTTATCTCTTTTAGAACCCCAATCTTTAAACCAAGGACCACCTGTTGTAAAGTGTACATTCTTTGCTTCTATATCTTCATTAGAGTGATTGTCTAACCAATTCCATTCTTCAGGTATAGTACCAATGTCTGCTTCTTTATCTGGTAACCATTGAAATGTATGTAACCATCTACCTGATTTAGTATTAACTTCTTGTGGTGTAAGTTTTTGATTTACTTCGTGACCACAATTAAACATAATTAAACTAGACCAGTTTTTTCTAGGATAAGCATGTTGTTCTTTACCATTCATTTTCTTTTTATTTGTAGGTTCATACTTATGTTTAACTACATGTATAGGATAATAATTATTATCACACATTTTAAATAGTTCATTTATATCTGCCCTTACATACATATCAGAATCCATATATAAAGCTAAACCTTCATACATATTTAATGCAGGTATTAAGAATCTACTAAAACTAAACTGTGTAGAAAAAGGTTTACCATCTATTTCATCATAGTCTTGACCACTAATTGTATTATGTTTTCTAGTATATATACCTATCTTTGTAAGTATATCTCTTCTTAAAGGTATAACTCTAATAGGTTTAGTAGATATTCTTTCTAATGAAAATTTTAGTACCTCATAAGCAGTATGTTCTTTAGGGTCATACCCTACGTAAACTGTATTTACCATTTGTTTCTTTAATAGCATATGCATCCTTTAAAATTTATATTCGTGGTCAATAAACCATGTACCTGCTTCTACTCCACGACCTGTTCTTTTTCTTTCATAAGCAAATTTAAATTTACTTTGATAAAACTTTTTTGTAGCATAAGCTCTAAACTTTGAACCATCATGTTCATTATCTAAATCATGGTAGTATCTATAACCTAATGAATCCAAAAGACTATCTCCTGAATAACTAACAGTAGTAAAAAAAAATAATAATACTAATAACTTTTTCATATATTCCTCAAAAAAAATGGGGGTATATTTCAACCCCCTGTTTATATAACAACTTAATTAATCTTTATCTTCTTAGGTTTTTGTTCTTCAGGTATAACTTGTTTAAGAGTTAATCTTAATATACCTTCGCTGAATGTAACGTCTTCAACGTGTAACGTGTCTGCTAAAACAAAATCCCTAGTAAAAGACCTCTTTGCTATACCCTTATGTAAATATTCTGGAACCTCTTCCTTATTATCTTTACCATAAGTACCTTCTATAGTTAAATGATTTTCTTTTACCACAATATTTAAATCATTCTTACTAAATCCTGATAGAGCAAATTCAATCAGGAAAGTTTCTTCATCTTCTTTAATAATATCATAAGGTGGGTAGTTTACATCTGACCCTCTTATGTTATTCATTACATCAAACAATCTATCAAAGCCAATAGCTTGTCGTGCAAATGTATCTACTTCAAAATTAACCATGTTTATCTCCTTGTTAAGCAAGTTAAAAACGAGTCCATTTCTGGCACTCATGGTGTAATTATACACTACCTAAATATAAAAGTCAAGAACTATTTACATAGGATAAAACGTATAAAATATTGCCATAGCTATTACATACAATACCCACATGGCTACAATACTAATTAAAAAATTAGTTAAATATCTACTAATTCGCAAGAACCTGCTGTACATGCTAACTCCTGTGAACCTTTTGTTGTGTCTTCTTTCTCAAATTTACTAAGCTCAGACCAATTAATATTCTTAGGCATCTTAGATGCAAGCTCTTCATATGTAGCTTTATCTATATCTTGATAAGGTGCTTGTTGATATGTATGGTCAGAGAAAGGTAAGAATGATATACCAGATAGTGCATCAAAGTTATCCCAACACCAGTTACCTACGTTAATCCATTCATGTTCTTTAACTGATATAGTTACTGATGGTTTATGTTCACACCAATGTTCTGCATAACACTTCCATATCTCTAGCTGTTCTATAGCTGTCATATCATCTCTGAATACAGCATTAGAATCTGCTTTCATAGGAAAAGAAAACACAGCATTATGTGGATTCATAACATCATCTTCACAAGGTATACCCTGGTCTTTCATAAACTCTGTTAGAGGGTCTTTCTTATCTCCTCTTACTGTTCTAATATAGTAAGGGTTATGTCTAGCATGAATACCACTAGCACTATCTACTAACTGACTAACTGTACCTGAAGGTTTAACACAAGTAATAGCTGTTGATTGTGGTATACCTAACTTCTCTGACCACTCTTTGTTTACTGACACAGCTTTCTGTCTCATATCTTGTAGTGTTTCTGGTAAGGTAGTTCTTCTTCTAGATAGTATACTATTATCCATGATACCTGTTAATGATACACCAAGTAATCTTTCTTCTTCTGTATTATCTTTCCATCTCTTTCTTAGATAACCAAAGTTAGTAAGTGTAGCTTGTATTGTACCTAGTATAGTAGCTACTTCTATTTTATTCTTTAATGTTTCTACTGTATCAGTAGGTCTACATACTACCTCAGTTAAGTTATAAAACTGATTAGGTCTAAGTATAATCTCACTACAAGGATTAGTACCAAATGCATAGTCTGATTTACGTCTACCATTCTCTTTAGCTTTTGCTTGAGCAGATACTCTACTAAAGATACCACGTTCACCTGACTTACTTTCATATAATGCTAACCATTCTTTCATAAAGATACCTGCATCAGGTTTCTCTGTATAAGCTACTGAGTTATTAGCTAATGCTCTCTCAGGGTTTGTCTCCCACCAAGCACCAGACTTGGCAACCCTTAATCTCTGGTCTGATAAATTAGACAGAGATATAAGAGCTGACCTACGCACACCACCAACAACCACAACTTCACCTGTTTTACACACAATATCGTGACACTCCATAGAAGATAACTTTCTACCTTTAGCTTCTTTAAATTTATTAATAGTAAAATCAAATAGATTAACTAAAGGTTGAGGACCACTAGCTCTACCACCAAAGGTATTTAACCTAGCACCTGCAGGTCTTACTTTGTTTATATCTATCTTAGGTACTCTACATGTATATAAATAAGATACTAAATCTCTAAATGCTCTAGCCCAACCTTCTTTAGAATCAGCTACAGATATAACATCTTCTGTTTGTTCAAACTCTCTATCAGGTATAGTAGGTAATTGATTAACACCTTCTCTTTCAACAGAGAAACCTACACCTGTACCATTCATAAGTATATAAAGTATCTCATCAAAAGAACGAGGACTATCTATAGGAGTATAAGAACAATTATATCCTGATATGTTTTCTCTTTCTAATGCAGGACCTGCTGTCATTAATGCTCTCATAGAAGGCATAACTTGTAGTCCTATAATACTATCTTCTATTCTTCTCCATACTTCTGGAGGTAAGACAACACCTAGATTTTTATCTAAATGTCCTTGAAAGAAATTACTAAATCTAGATACTGTTTCAATCCAACTTTCTCTTCTGTTATCTTCTTGTAACCAACGTGCATATCTAGATGCATGTATAAACGTCTGATATTCTGTAGGTAAATAGTTATTCCCTGCCATAATCTTTCTCCAATATTAATTCACAATAATGTATTACTTTCTCAATGTCTCTTGCACCTTCACCTTTTCTTCTGTGTCTTGTAATATACTTTACTACATTACCCTCAAGAAATGTAAGGTTATTTTCTACAATATAATCAACAGGTTGTATCTTACATGTTTTGTAATGGTCACCACCTACTTGTCTATCTGTAGCTATAATAGCTTCTTTCTTTATATTTGTTTTCTTAAAATCTTTTTTAGTCTTTACTGTTTCTGCAATAGCATCATCCATCATTCCCATATTTATTCCCCTATAATCTTGTTAAAAAGTATGCAATTAAAATAATAAACATACCTAAAAATAATCCTATTATAAAAAATATTAATAAATCAAATAACATATTATAACATCTTCTTTATTCTTTGTCTAACATATTTTAAATCAGGTGAGTGAATAACTTTGTATGCAAAACTTCTTGTGTATGAAGGACTCATTCCTGCATGGTCACATATCTGCTCAAAGTTATCACACGTTACACCAACACTACAAAAGAACCAAGCTATAGCTCTATCTTTGTTTACTTTACTCTTATCATTAGTAGCATCTAACAATGCTTGTAATATAACAGATAAAAATAAACCACGTTCAGGAGCTTCATGTTTCTTATGCTCTACATCTATAAATATGTCTATCTTATTTTTCATTTTCCATTATCTTATCTAACATCTCTATTGAATCTTGTGCTTCAGATGCTTTATGTGTTAGCTCAATAATATCTTCTATAATTTTAGGATGTTCACCTACACCTACAGGATTACCTGTATGTAATTTAATATTAGCTATAGCCTTGTCTCTTTCTGAAACATAATGTCCTCTTACTGCATCATAAATAAATGTCTTCATATTTTTTCCTTTACCAATCTAAATTTTCTTGAACCCTAGGTTCTTTTGAAACTTGTGTAAGATATGTTGTACCTCTTTCGTACTTAAATGCACGAAGCCCTTTGCCATTGTTAGCATCAGACCAACACTCTCTCTTATGAGCACAAAAAACACAACCAATAGCAAGCTTACGATTACCAGAAGCACCTTCAGGAATATCACTATAACATCTATCAGGAGGTGTTGTACTTTCCAACGCACCTTTGAGATATTTAATTCTTTCTTTTGCATCTATCATCTCCAAATCATGTACTCTTGTTAAGGCAAGGTTGCCATGTTGTTTATCTATAGCTAAGAAGTATGCTTCTTTAACATTATTTCCTGCAGAGTATGCAGATATTTGTGCTATGTATCCAAAGGGGTCATCATTAGCTAAGTTATTATTAGCAAACTTTTTAAATGAGTAACCACTAGCACTCTTACAATCTACTAATTCACCATCTATCTTACAGTCTTGATGTCCTTTAATACCTTCTACGTTTACTTGTTTCTGTTCTTCAGTAACAATATGACCAGATGCTCTAGACAATAGTATAAGTAAGTCTTCAAGTATATGACCATATAAAAATTTAATTCTAGTAGCAGAAGATATAGGTCTTGCTTCTGAACTAGAGTGTTTATCATACCATAACTGTCTAGTAGGTTTACCTATAGCTGATAAAGATAATCTTCTTTGCTTTCTAGGTTGTTCATTTAAAACAGTTTTAATATTATTAGTTACGTTCTTTGTAAATTCTTTTAGATGTTTATCTAATTCTTTTTCATCTATAGTATTCGTAACCATAGGGTCAAATAAATTATATATATCCTCTACTAATGTGTCTATTGTTTTCATATCTAATATAGTGCCCTGCAATAAATACAAGGCACTACCCTTTCTAGGTTAGAGATTAACTAGCAAAAGAAACTTCTGAGTCAGCTTCTTTAGATACAAAACCATCTTCAACTACACCAAATGCTTCGTCAGCATCTGCATCAGTATTATAAGGTACTAAGTTTGTTACTTGTATTGCTCTTAAATCAGCAGATACACCAGACTTACCACCAAACTCCCACTCATATGTAGAGTATAATACATTAACTTCAGAACCATTACCAATTAATGTACCAATCATTGCTCTCTTCTGAGCATCTACAACTTCAGGAGCTTTGTTTAAGTTACCATCTTTTCTTCTTACTTTTCTTTTGATAGTAACGAAGTCACCTCTGTCATCTCCTTTATTCTTAATAGAGATTCCATCAGCTTGAGCAATCTTCTTATTCTTTTCGTCAAGATTACCTAC